TCAATGATGGCATCTCGAACTGGATCACTAATTCGCACATCGCTCGATTGCACCATGTCTTCAAAATCTGGAAGCTCATTTTTGGCTGCGTTCACGCGGTCTGCCCAGGCTCTAAATTTACCTTCCTGTTCAGCTGCGGCCTTGCGGGCCTTTTCTTCCCGATCCCGCTCGTCTAAACGTTTGTCTGCTGTGTATTCCGCTAAGGCTTTAGCGTATTCATACATGTCTGCAAACTGTTCAGGCTGCGGTTCCTGATTGGTGTCTTGCGGTGCTGGATTTGCTTTGGCTTCCAGTTCTTTTAACCGTGTTTCCAGTGCTTCTCGAGCTTCGCGTTCCCGCTGGGCCTCAGCCCTTGCTTGTTCTCGCTGCTTTGTAAGATCTGAAAACCGGCGCTCTAACTTCGGATTTGGCTTTTTTTCCTTTGGCTCGTCTGTTACTTCTTCACTAACTTGCGGTTCTGGCTCAGAGGTTTCCTCTGCCACAGGCGCAGCTTCCACCAACCCTAGTTTTTGGGCGGTAAATTCAGCTAATGTGTCACTCGTTACTAAATTGCTTGCAACACGATCTGTTGTTTCCAGCATAGGTATTCCTATGAATTAACCCAATGAACCCATTGGTAGGCGAATTGTCAACTTAAGCATCCTTGCTGTCAATTATTGCATCGGCATTGGTGGCGGCGGCGGTGCCATTAACGCTTGGCCCATTTGTATAAAGGGATTTTGCGTTTGATTCACCTCAGTTTCTGCGAATGCAGATGCTTGCTGTTGTTCAGCATCGCGCCTGGCCATTTCTGCTTGCAGCGCTTCAGCGGGCAACCCTTTAAGCACCAGGCGCACCATCGCATCCAACTCCATGCGGTTTTGATCGGTAATAGCCTTGATGTTGCTTTGATTTACTCGCGCCTCGTTGATTGTATCTGTGTTGTAAGCGCGACTCACAACATCCATCAACTTGCGTTTGTTTTGGCCTTCTTCCTTAATTGATGCAACCTGACCGCGGTTGTTAATCTCTAGCTGCATGGCAATCATTTTTTGTTCCATGTCAGCAATGGTCTTTTGTGATTGCAGCAATTGCATTTGCACTTGCGGTGGAACGTCAGATTGGTCATCAATCTGTGACAACGGATTCATTGCAGCCAGGCGATCAGCGATGACATCTGCCCCAGGGAAATCCATGTTGCGAAATAAAAGATCGCCCGCTGCTTGAAACACTTGTGGCTCAGTCATAAGTGGCATCATCATATCCACCGCTTGTTGGCGTTTGCTGTTATACCCTGGGCCAGTTTCCATGACCACATCGTACAAACCAACGGTAACGTTGTTCATCACTTCGCCGGTGGCTTGCATTTCATTGATCGTCACAAGATCAGGCTTGCCATCTACCCCAATGATCCGCAAAACACGCGTTGTATCGTAAATCTTCGGTATCAAATCCAAAATGATTTTGCCCGTTTGCTTGATGCTTCGCGTCATATTGTCGTAAAAGTGAAAATTTGACAGATCCACTTGTTGCTGCTGACCTTGCAAGGCTTTGCCCGATAAATTACCAGGCAACGCTTGCGCCGGATCAAAAATACCCAACACCGTTTTTAGATCGTCAGCAATAGCTCCCGCTGCAACCATAATCCCTTCGGGCGGCGGCTCAGGCTGAATCCGGCTAGGTACTGGTGCTGGCACACCCTCAATATCCTTTTGCTTGTAACGCAGTACCGGCGTGGACTTGATGTTTGCCAACGCCCATTCGGATTCGTGCCCTTCATCCTGGCCTTCAGCAATCAACCACTTAGGCTTGGGTGCCAAAGCAATTGATTCCGTCATGCTGGTGCGCCAAAAGTTATACATGCGCTGCGGGTCTTTAGCAAAACGCACCAGGCCGTATTTTTTACGCTTGCCCTCAACAACCACCTGAGCACCGTAGCACGGAATGATTGGAATAAACTTACCTGGCCAATCGCGTTCCTCGAGCACTTCCATCGCAGTCAGCTTGCACCATTTAACCTTGCGCCGATACGATGGCCGCGATTCCATGATCGTGATGTTGTCTGCGTCTAACAGCTCAGGCGATGGCAGCTCATCTTCATAGACCTTGGTTCCATCAGACAACAACACCAAAGTGGCTCTCTCGCGCTCAACATACCAATACTCAGCCAGGCGAATGTCTTCTTTGGTTACCCATTCTGCGTCACTGTCGCCAGTTGCTCGAGCACTGAAATTCGCGCCATCGTCTGCACCTGGATACTGCTGCCGAAACTCGCGTTTGGACATGACGCTGGTAATCAAACACCGCTCGGCATCCGATCCATCAGGGTTGACTGAATTGGGATCAAAGTAAACCGAAAACGGATCATCAACTGCATCAATGTAGATTTCTTGGTCGAATGAATCCTCGCTGACGTAATTAGTGTTTACGCGCCAATACCCCCAACCCATCTTGACCGCGTATTCAAAGGCAGTGTCATAGGCCGTGTCGGCGTTTGAATTAACCTCGATGTGGCGGGTAATGCCTTCAATGACTTGAGCAATCTTCAGATCGCCTTCATTGTTGACCGGATGAACCTTAATTCTTGGCCGCTGCTGGCGCTGCTGATTGGTAACCTGGCGCACGTACGCATCAATCTTGTTGATGGTCAGGCAAGGCCTTGATTCAAGGTTGCGGCTATTTTGGATTTCTACTGGCCATTGATCGCCAGCTGCAAACTTTAGATCGCCTAATGCTTCTGCGCGGTTTTGGCTGTCAGCCTCGCCAACCAATCGCAAAAACTTGATGGCTTCGCCTATTCTGGAATCGTAATCAATGTCTTGCAGTGCCATAATTTTTCCTTAGCTCATCCAACCGCCCGCATGGGATACCACAACTTTCTTTCGCATACGCTGCGGTTCTCTAATCATCAGTGCAATATACCGAAATGCATCTGCGCCGTGTGAATAATGATCGTGCAGCGGCGTTTTGCTGAACTGTCCCGTGTCTGGATCAACTTCGTACCGATAATGCCTTAAACAGTTCAACCCATCTGCACAATGTTCGCGGTCAAAGTAACAGTTAGGGAAAATAGTTCTTGCCGCATTGATCGAATCTACAACAGGCACACGTTCCAAGATGCGTGTTTTGTAACCACTAGACCGCACAATTTCTTCTATAGATCGGCCCGCAGCGGCTAGGGTTTTGTTTTGTGCATCATGCGGCAACCATATCGTGTCGTAAACATACCCGTAGGTTTGCAGCTGCGCCAGGTAGCTTGTCATTGTGCGCTGTGTGTCTTCAAAGTACCGAATCAACCTGGTTTCCATGCCTATGAATTGCAAAAACCACCAGGCTGTAGCATCAGCCCAGCCCAGATCGCAAACCGCATGGACAGGCTTTGTGGGGTCATAGGGCACTTTACCAATACGGTCTTCCATCTCTGCTTTAGCCAACTCTTGGGCAAAGATTGCACCATCTACCGTCTGCCGGCATATCCCTTCCCAGACCTGTTGATACGCCTGGTGGTCTCGCAGCTTGAGTGCTTCCATTTCTAACCGCAGCGTTTCTGGAAACCACGGATTATCCGAATAGTTGATCTTGATACTAATGCAATCCCGCGGTGGTTTGACTACAAAGCGCTGGTAAGTTTCGTCGGTTTCTAGTTCAGGGTTAAAACTTACCCAAATCTCTGATCCTTCCTTTCGGATGGTCGGAATCAAAATGTTCCAAGACAGCCGGCTGACAGTCTGTGCTTCTTCAACCCAACAGACATCTACGCCTTCAAACGATTTAATGTTTGCCGGATTGTTCTTCAAACCAATGAATGCAAACTCAGTGCCGTTTGCACCACGTAAGCTCGCCTGAGTAATTTCGTAAAACTGCAGCAGTCCAAGCGCTTCAATCTGATCGCATAGCAGTTTGTGTACAGAGTCTTTAATGCTTGTCTGGTATTCGCGGGCGCACAAAATACGCATCGGTTTTTTGGCACCCATAATCAGCAGTGCTCGGGCAATTCCCCAGCTTTTAGCGCCGCCTCGGCCTCCATACAAAACCTTGTATCGTGACTTCTTGAATAGCCCTTGCAGTTTGGCAGGAAACGCTGCTTTGGCTACGGCTTGTTCAGCTTGTTGATCCATCGGGTGTCACAAAGGTCACTTGGATTGCTTGCAAAGGGCCACCGTCTTTGCCCGTGATCTCTTGCTCTACCTTATCGCGCCAACCTAGTACATTCTTTGCCGTAAAGATCGCAAACGTGCTGTTATATGCACCCGCTATCGTGCCTTCTACTAAATTCGCCTCTTGCAAATCTTTGGCTTTTTTGTAGGCAGATGAAAAGTCAGGATGTTTTAGCTCGCCTGTTTCAATATGTTTAGCGGTTGCCCAATCGTGTAGGGTGTCTTTAGTTACACCTATGTTGGTAGCAAACCTTGCAAGCGTTGGGAACTGTCCTGGCAGCACTTGTGTGGTTTGGTTGCCTTTAGCATCTGTGCTGACAACTTCTCTAATTGGTGGCTGGCTAAAGAATGCCACCATCATATCGGCAAACTCTGGCCGATACTTTGTGGGCCTTCCTTTCATTTCTTGCCCTTGGGCTTGGCAGCTTCACGCTTGACGCTGTAAGCAATCGCCACAGCTTGTTTAACAGGCTTTCCTGCCTTGACTTCAGCTTTGATGTTTTTCTCGAAGGCTTTCTTGGTCGGTGATTTTGTCAGTGGCATGATCTTCCTTCATGTTTGCGAGTAAATAATTGAGTTCTTGTATCGCGCCGCTGAGTTGAAATAAGGCTACTTCATGTTGCTTTGCCAGTTCTTGTACTTCAGCCAGGCGTTTAGCAATAAGTTCTTTCATCCTACTTGAGATACAGTCAAAATGATTGATGGTGTTTCTGGACGTGTTGGGCCTGTGCCCGCTGCTGCATACCACATCTCAACACTTGTATCGGAACTTGCCCAGTACAGCTCGTAGTAGTCACCCGCAGTTGCTTGCACCAAAAAGTTCCATGCAGCGACTGCCTTACCGCCGCTTTGAGGCACATTCAGCTGTGTATTGGTTTCAGGCACATTAGTGCCGTTTTTTGATAGCCACACTTCAACCGTAGAAAATCCTGCGCCACCAGCTCGAGAAAACTGCGATGAAAACTGAATGTTGTACACACCTGTACGGCTCATCGTGATCTGCGAATTGCTTGCAATCGAAATGCCGTTGGCAAAATCTGTTACTCGCACCAACATCACGTTAGCAGTGGTCGCACCACCATTGGTCTGCGTCTGATTGTCCTGGAACATGCCGTAATGCATACCCGTGTACAAATTGCTTACCGTTGCGCGTTTTGTGCTTCCGCTCTGTATTAACGCAAGGGTTTCGCTGCCAGACAGTGGTGTCGATACGGCACTTAGTCCCGAAAAATCAAAAATCGGATCTGTAATGGTAGATCCTGTTAAGTCTTGGTCGCTGTAGGCCACGCCAATCGACTTAGTGTTGCCCATTACTTTCCTTTCTTGGCTGTCTTTGCTGACTCTTTGAATGCCTTCGCTGTTGGCGCACCTGGTGCCCCTGGACTACGCATTCGCTCAGGTTTTTTGCCCGCGGCTTTCTGCGCTTCAATGCGTTCACGCTTGGCGTGAATGTTGGCATATAGACCTGGTTTCATCAGTCAGTGCCCCCAAAGTTGTCGATACGCTCGACCTTGTCTAAACGCTCAAGCAACATTCTGTAAATCGACATTGACGTTTCCGCTTTAATCATGAATGTCTGCGCCTCGCGGATTGCTGCTTCCACATGGCGCATTTCTTCTTCAATGAACTCGCGGCTAATTTCCATTACGCAATCGTGCTAACCATCACATAATAGGTTGTGCCACCACTGGTCACTGGAATCGTGTGCGTACATGCCGGCGTACCGACTTTTGCACGAAACACACCAGTTGCGCTTACCGCTGGCATCGCCGCAAAGTTGCCTACTTCGCCAGTGCCGCTGTTAGTCACACGCAAAAATGACGTGTTCGTCCAGGTGCCACCAGATGCAAAATCCGAATCAAGTTGCAACGCCGCCAAAGTGCCGCCAGGATTAGTCGACGATCCACCAATCGTAGCTCGCAGCGCATTCCCAGCACCGCTGATCGTACCGCCCGTGTTCACCGACAAACTAATGTGTGCGCCATTAGTGGTCTGGCCCGCCCCCTGCGCTGCTGTGACACGCGAAAACGCACGAAGCGTTTCACCCGCTCCAGCTGCAGCAAAGTCCATACGCGCATATAAAGCTCGTGCGTCACC